CAAACCAGATAAGAGCGATAGTCTGTGCAATAATCGCTAGGATAAAAGTTACAGGAACACTCTTACTTAGGTGCCATTGGTTGTCGCTCATTTAGGATAAGCCCCCCAGCTTAATTGAAAGTGAGGCCCGTCAGGGAAAGGTTTTCTCCCTTGAGACCGCCTTGTTTCAATGTAATCATTCACAGCTTCTTCTGCAAGACCTTCCCAAGAATAAAATGGAGAGATATGCCACGCGCCTCCCCACTCAAGGTCTACATCAAGTTCATCAGCAGCCTGCTTCATAGCATCAGCAATGGGGTAGAAGTACTCCCAGTCCCAAGACAGAGGGTAAGGTGCAAGGTCCACAGCATGACCAGTCAGATGACGAGAGTTCATAGTCTTACTAGCACCTTTAGCTACTAACTGACGTTGACGCTCAATATTACGAACACCTTCGATCACGCTGAAGTCTTGCTCAGTAATCTCAATAGCACGTTTAACTACAGCAACCAGATCAGGATGAACACCTGAGAGGTTCTGCATACTACGTTGTCCCAGTCGATAAGTCATTAGGTCCACCACTTGTCTTCTGTGTAGTCTTGTGGGATAGGGTCCATGAGTTCAATCTCGTCAGACTTAGCACGGATAGCAGCAATCTCAGACCAGATAGCTTCACCAGCTTCCCATGCAGTTAATTCCTCGGCAGTCCAGTTATCACGACCCTTCTCAGCCAAGATGGCCGCCTGAGCCGTCAGGTTACGCTGTTTCCACTCAGGGCAAATAGCGATGATCCGACGATAGGCTTCCATCTTTATGTCCTCCTCGGATGGATTAGGGTTAACACCTTCGATCCACTTTTCACCCTGCCAACTATACCAAGGTCCGGGCCTCTGCGGGACTGCTGTGTGATTATTAGGGGTCTCTACATCAGTTATGGTCTCATAGTATTGACCTCTGTGATCTATGAAGTATTTAGGCATCAATAGAACTCCGACCATGAATTAACAACACCTGTTCCAGCGGTGGTTATGACCCTGTAATAAAAATCTTGTGGGACAGATACAGAGAATGAGACCTGATTTGGGCTTGTAACCCCTTGGCCGTGTGCAGCAACCCAAGTGGAATTGTCCGCTGAGATTTGAAGCAGGAGAGCCGCCGTTGCTGTTGAACTCAATGTCACGCAAACCAGAAGCGCCTTGCCCCTTGTGTTTTGGTATGACGTGGCGAAAGAGCGTGACGGTGCATTCCGAGAACCACCAGCATGAAGCGATTCAGCAAAAGCCTTTACCGACTGTTGAGTTGGCAAATCAGTGTCACTATCAGACACCATATCATCTTCGTCCAGCACCCCATAGGTTGATGACCCAATATATGGAGTTGACGTGTTGCCAGACTGATCCAAAGACAAGACGTTTATCCACGCTGAATCAACCTCATTTCTGATTTTTAGAATGTCATTAGTACTGTCATACCACCATTGGTTAGCATAAGTTGTTGACGGCGCAGTAGCGGACGAGTTGTTGGATACAATAGCGGCAAGAGCGTCATTAATATCAGACCGAACATTCGCTGCCGTGTCGTTTGCAATTACATAATCGTGAGTTGCCATTTTATGTCCCTTTCTTAGTTGTGTTGGACTACAGCATCTAGTTGTGAGATTGAGGGTGTTACGAGATTAGACTGCGATTTCAACTCGACTTTAAAGCGAAAAGCTCTAGCTGATATGTCAGCAACTCTAATCTTCTTGTAGTCAGACCAAGTTGGACTCCCCGTAGGATCATCATTTGTAGTTGAAACGTAACTAATTACATCAGTGTCGCCAAGGTCAGGATTGGCTGTCAGATCGTCCCAGAGAACCGGCAAGCTATCAACATCACCTTCAAGGTTATCAAAGAGTGCTGACTCTGTGTCGAACCTTGATTGATAGGCGTCAACCCTGACCCTAGCCCTTTTTACAGAACCTATGTCAATAACACTTGAGAATTCATACGAGCCTAAGCCAGAGCCCAGATTTCCAGTCCCCAGATCATCCCAATCGCCAGACAAACTGTCAATGTTTCCAACCAAACTATCAAAAAGGGTTGTGCTGCCTATTCTCAAGTTTCCACTGACCGCCTCTGTATCAGTCTTTGTGCCGCTAAATGTTGGGTCTTCAGTCTGCGTGAGTGTCGTTGTGAAACTCTCCAAGTCTGATGCGCTTACGACAACGGATGTAAAGTCAATAGACTCCCTGCCGCCTTGGTCAACAGCCTTAATCATAAACGTCCCTGACCTAGCAGGAACACTTACGCTAGTAGCTGGTTTGGCGACTTTTTCTACATAGTTGACTCCAAAGTTCCATTCTTCCGATCCATCTGTTTCGGGAGTATACCTAATCTTGTAGTATGAGAGGTCCGGGTCAGATACAGGACTCCACTCAAGATTGATAGTTGGCCCATTCACCTCAGCTACAAAGTTCTGAACTTGCTCTGGCGGGACTATCAAGCCGCGAGATTCAAAATTAAGTCTTGTCGCCCACGGACCTCTTGAGCCGAACAAACTGATTGCTCTAGCTCTCACGTCATAAAGACCGTCCTCTAGATCAACTATGCGATAGCTACCAAGTTCCCCAAACCCAACTGGTACCCAAGTATCACCAGAGGACGGTTTGTATTGAACCTCAACCTGCTCCAGCAAAGAAGCATTGCCAGTTACGGTTGCTGTAATGGTGTTTCTCGCGTGTTCGTAAACAACCTCTACACTGTTAGCCAAGGAAATACCTACAGGTGGCGCTAAGAATGCAGTCGGAAGTTCAGTGTTGTCCCTCTCAAAAACAGCGCCATCTGACACTTCATCAAAGACATTTTCAGTGATCTCCCGCAAGGTCATCTGCACCTGAAGGTCTTGACCCTCAGTAAGTCCGAAAGTCCAAGACGTGACCTCAAAGGTTTTATTAGTCCAGCCGAACCTCTCAACGCTGAGATTAACTACATCCCCCACTTGAACCTGAAAAGCTCTGAGGCCAAAAGAGGCTTGAACTGTAAGTTGCTGCCTGTTTCTTTCTAAAACAATTCGAGCAATTCTCCGCGCTTCATTGGAGTTATCTGTAAAAGGAAGCTCTAAGTCAATTACACTCTCTTGCCCATTGTCAGCTTCAATGAAGTCAGGGTTTGAAACTTCAGGGAACTCCGAGACTTGCCATTGGGTCTCTTCACCACGGAAAGTCCCTTTGACGATATTGAAGTTGTCCCTCCGAGAATGACGGGTCTTTACTGCAACGCTACTTCTAAGGTCATTTTCATCGAAGCTAATAGTGGGTTCAGTCCAATACGCAGGTTTCATCCTCCACTTACCCTGAGCGTACCACAACAACCCACCCATAGATGTAAGGAGGTCATTTAAAGTGTCGTAGGGGGTTTGCGTAGTTACAAAGGCACCATTACAAGTATACCTAGTGTCTCCAAGTATCGTGTCTGTTCGGTCACACACATCAGCAGCGGTGGAAACTAAAGTGTCGTCAACATTGTCTACACTCTCATCAAGCCCATAGCCACTGACAAGGTAATCCCTTATGCAGAGCGCCGGATTGTCAGACCAAGCCGTAGTATCAGTCCTTGGATCGTAAACCTTCTTACCTTTGATTGTAGCTGTAGCTAGGGGGACTTGATTGGGGTAAACATCGGCATTGTAGACCCACTTAACCCCCATATAAGCCAAGCCGTTAAGCTGGTGGGAATCCGTCCAGATGCCCGGAAAAGCTGACTTGAGAAGGGGGTCAGCGACAGTTTGAGAGCCATCGTAGAATGTGAAGGTTGCATAAATCACGCCTGTTGTAGCGTTAACATACCATCTGCGCAGAGAGCCGGGGATGGGATTTCCGTCTACACCAATTAAAGCATCTTCATAAGGCGCATATTGCTCACCATCATTAGTGGTTACATTTGTTACGATTGCGCTGTCGGAAACCCTGAGCCACTTTGTGACCTTGCGGTTATCAATGTAGACTTCATCGTAAGATTCAACTTCATGTCCTGCATGAACAAAGACTTGGTGCAAAGAAGATATGTCTGTAGAGGCAGTGCTTTCAAACACTATAGCACCACCAACCCTCATTCTGCCGTAGATAATTTGATGGTCTAGTGCTGACCCGCGCGTGTTTATCTGGTAGCCGCGATTAGCCCCTTGTGTCTTGGGCTTAGGTGTGAGGGCATTAAGGGCAAGACCAAGTGCAGCTTGAACAAGGAATCCTACAGCAGCTTGTGCAATGAAAAGCCCAGTACCAAAAGCAGCAGCAGTAGTGGCACCAACACCAATGGCCCCTAAAACAGAGGCTCCTATAGCAGCAGCAGCGGTAAATACAGCCATTATAACACCTTCTGAAACTTAGTTTCTATCTTAGTATAATCCATACGTTCTACTAACGAGTCTATTGGTTTCTCGGCAGTCCCAACCAAATGAAAAGTTTTGAAACCGTCTTCTCTTAAGCAGTCTTCTGCAAACTTAACTAGTTTAACTGCTACAGATTTACCTCTGTGGGATTTAGCTACAAACAGACCATCATCGCAAGCAGTGTAGCTTCCTTTGGAATGGATGTTAGGTGACACAATAACCCACAAGTAGCCTACAAGAGTTTCCCCATCACGTGCAGTGAATATTTTAAGCAAGTTAAGTTCTTCTAATTTGGCATAAGTGCCCCAATCCATTTCAAGATCATATGTGTCACGGGCAGGGTATACCTCATCAAAGTGGTATCTTATTAAGACCTCAGCCTCATCTTTAACATTGTCTAGGAACTCTTGCTTGTAGATCACGTGGATGGTGCCCTCCAAACTATGCTCTGGTTCTGCAAAGACTCAACGAAGTCCAAGCCTCTATCTAGGGGGTAAATTGATTTCTGGTAAGAGGACGTGTAGCGACGAACCCTAGCCCTCTCCAAGTCAATCAGCTTGTTCTCAACCTTGAGTTCAATGCTTCCAAAATCCGCCCCTTCGTCAATATTCATCTCATCCATGTAGCCGGAAAAGATTTGAGTCAGATTGCTGTAAGTATCCCCATTAACAACCCCAAAATACATGTTACACACACGACCTTGGTACGGGCTTTGCAGGGCAAGAGAGATAACTTCTGAACTCATACCACTTAGAGTGATTGTAGCGCCTCTCACAGCTATCTCAGATGTTTCCTCAACAGAAGAAATGTCTAGTAGATTTCCTGTTCCTATATAGGTGTTGCCATCAATCGTCGCTTCACCTGTACCTGTCCATAACCGTATAGGCGCACTGTCAAACAAAAGCTCGATAGCGAAGAATGGTTTAATAACCTCATCGTCAAGAGCATTCTCTACGACAGTGGTTAGATCACGAGTTGCCATTATACAACTACCTCTACAGCCTCAAAACTAATGCCATAGGCACT